GTCTTATAAAATATGTAACTAAAGATTTTACCCAAGCAGAACAAACTAAAATGTACACAGATATTTTAGCTGGTATAGGAGCCCCTACAACACAATATAATTTATTATGGATGAAACTTTGGAGAGCTATTGAGGGGGCTTCTGCTACCTATAACCCATGGAACTCAACACAATCCAAACCTGGGTCCACTAAGTATAACAGCATCGGAGTTAAAAACTATTTAACCTTTTCGGATGGGGTTAGCGCTACTGTTACAACTTTACTTAATGGGAATTATCCTACTATTATAAAAGCTTTAAGAAAAGGACTTTCAAGTCATGCTGAAATGGTAGAATTAGCCAAGTTAACCCAACTTTGGGATATGACTGGAAGAATCCCAGCTAAATGGCAATAATATATTATTATTTTATTTTTTGAATTCAAAGATACACATATCATGTCTCAAATTCCACCTCCTCCACCATATAACCCAAGTAATCTAATCACTGGATCTAGAACTAATGTATCTGATAGATTTGTTTTTCAAAATGCAGCTGATCAAGAATATATTGGATTCTATTATACAATTGTAAAATCTGGGGGAAATGAATATTACACAGGAGAATCTCCCTCTAAACCTAACAATGAAAAAGTTTCCACAGTTAGAAGCATAAGCACAGGAAACATAATTCCTGGAGGTTGTACCTCTAACTTAAGAATTTTAACATTTTCTGAACGAGGATTATCCACCCCAGGCCAACTTCTTGAACCCACTCCCCATAATTTTTTAAATGATATCCTCCCAGAACATTTTCAAAATAATCAAGTAGCAAGATTTTTCGCTTATAATAAAACCAAAAATATTTTTAGAGAAACTGATTATATATCATATGATAAGATATCTAAAAAAGATCCGAATTGGGATTTTACTAATTGGGAAGTTAAAACTGTATATAATGGATGGAAAATTAATTTTTTTAATTTAAAACTTTTTGAAGAAATAGAATTTAGTAAGGGTATATCAACTATCCAATATTATCCTCAAGCCTCAAATTATCTTGCCAATAAATTGGCTATGCTAGCTATTCAATTTGGGTATAAATTTCCACCCCCAACAACACCTGCACCGAAATCACCCGTTGGGGGAATTATTATCCCGGACCCAAATTCAACTAATCCTTGGCCTGGGTTTGTAAATTGGTATTGCAATGAAAATGATGAAGCCCCCTTATCTTACTTTTTTACAATGCAGCGCCCAGATGGATCATATATTGATAATTCTTTAATTTCATCTCCTTCACTATCTGCAACACCCTCCCCCCAATCAACACCAACCACCAGTTTAAAAATAACTTTTACATTTTATAGCGGAAATGACCCAAAAATCCCCTTAAATGTAAGATTTTACACATATAACAAATTTCAAGAAAATGATATCATCATTCCAAATCTAGCAAATGTATTTTTAAATACTAATAATCGAAATACACGTAATTCTCCATTTAAAGGCCCTACTGATAGAGGGGATGGGAATTCTTTCCTTAAAGGGAATGCCCCAGTTTGGCAGGATGTTTCTATAGCTCCCTCAGGAAATCTTCTTAAAACCTCTAAATTAACATCATGGAATAAAAATTTCTTTTTAGATGAAAATAATGAAATATTTCAAGGTACATCTAATCTTTCTGAGATATTTTTAAATAATCCTAGATATAAAGGAAATCCTAATGCAAAGGCATTAGCTGACCAAAATAAATTATATATTCAAGATGCCTCTGGGAATCTAGTACCTTATAAAGGACCGTTTTGTAAAAATGTTCAAGGAAAATATTATAGTAGTAATTTACCTCTTGCAACATTATATACCCAAGGTTATCAATCATCAAAAGAACTAGTATATATTCCTTAATAGTTTGGAAAGCTAAAATATTTTTCTTATCTTTAAAGCATGTATTGGCTTGTAGAAGATGAAGAAAAAATAAATATTCTCACCCGTATGCAAATAAAAGAAGCATACCTCGAGATCATCCCTACATCTCATACACTACATCCTGTTGAAAACAACGTATCTTGCGTGTATATAAAACCGATAGATAAAAGTAAGGGATATATGGTGTCTGTAAATCATAGTGAGGCGTTTTGCATTGAAATTGAGCTGGTTCATAACCTTATAGATAGTATAGAGAAATTATATGTTGTAGATAAAAAAGAATTTTTACACTATTTTTTCCATAAAAATGTAGTTTCCCTAAATATGCTAGACCCTCAATTTGAGCCTCAGCAAACAACAACTCATAATTTTTTCTATTCAAACTACCCACATGAAACATATTTAAACGCTATAATTCCTATAGTTAAACATTATGAGATATGTGAAAAGCATTTTGAACATTTTAAAAAAATATTTGGAGACCCAATAAATCCTTTTTACAATAATAAGACAACAGTTGTATTTAATGCAATTGAGAAAAATGGATTAAAAGTAAATCCAACGTTATACAAGCAATACTTTGATAGAGATGTTGAAGAATATGTATACACGCAATATAAATTGAATACAACAACAACCCGACCCTCAAATAAATTTGGGGGGATTAATTTTGCCTCATTAAATAAAGATACTAATGAAAGAGAATGTTTTGTCCCAAATAATGACTTTTTGCTGGAAATGGATATTAGTGCTTATCACCCTACTCTACTTGCTCATAGGATCCATTATGATTTTTCCTCCTCTGATGTTCATGGGGATTTTGCTGAAATGTATGGTGTGGACTACGGAAAAGCCAAGGAGATAACTTTTAAGCAACTCTATGGGGGAATCTGGAAAGAATATGAACACCTAGAATTTTTCCAGAAAGTAATCCAATTTACCCAACAATTGTGGGAAAACTTTGAAACCCATGGTTATATAGAATGTCCTATTTCTCAACATCGTTTTGAAAAAAACAAGTTAAAGGATATGAATCCTCAAAAGCTTTTAAATTATTATTTACAAAATTTGGAAACTTCAACAAATGTTTGTATACTTTGGGAAATTCTTAAATTATTAAGAAATAAAAATACAAAGTTAATTCTATACGTTTACGATTCATTTTTATTTGATGTTGATAAAACAGAAAAGGAAACTTTAAAACAAATTACGGAAATATTCAATAAATATAAATTACAAATTAAATTTAAAAAAGGTTCTAATTATAATTTTAAGTAAGCAGTTATGTACAGTTCGACCCTAACACCCCCCAAGCATATGTATCACCAGTACGATTTTGACGTAAGTGATATATTTTCAATGAATAACAGATTGTTCTGTACTTTTACTCCCCTTGATGATCTAGATGATCTAGTGTCTTCCCTTAGTAAAAAGTATGACATATTGTATAACAAGATGTTTGTTTTGCATATAAAAAGCAACAACGAATATGCTCTTACTTATAATGTTGATCAAGGAAATGTAGATAACATTCCTGATAACACTATCCTGGTGCACAGAAAAAAAGATACTAATTCGTTATATACTATAAATGCCCTAAATCAGCTAATCAAAAGTCTAAACGGAGGAGTAGTTGATACAAAATTCACTATCAATTGGCAACACTACAAAAATTGCATCCTCCTTACCCAACATAATGAGCTTAAACAGCTTAACACAAGAATTTTCAAAATAGTTGAACTATAGTTTGTCTATTTAAATAAAGTTTATTATATTTCAAGTTGTAACCAATAAATCATAATCAATATGGATGTAAATCTAATCAAAAACAGACTGCAAGCCTTACAGTCATCCGGGCAAAAGAAAGAAAAGGTCGATTACAGCACCTACCTATGGAAGCCCAAAGCAGAAGGCAAGTATGAGATTCGAATCGTTCCTTCAAGATTCGACAAACAAAATCCATTCACAGAGGTTTATCTACATTATGGAATCTCTAAATTTCCAATTTATGCTCTAACAAATTGGGGTGAGAAAGATCCTATTGTAGAATTTACAAAACAGCTTAGAGGAACTAATGACAGAAATAATTGGTCTCTAGCTAAAAAACTGGATCCTAAAATGCGAGTATTCGCTCCTGTTATTGTTCGTGGAGAAGAAGACAAAGGAGTTCGTATGTGGGAATTTGGTAAAGAAATCTATATGCAATTGTTGGCTTTGGCTGATGATGAAGACTATGGTGACTTTACTGACATTAATGAAGGATTTGATTTTACAATTGAAGCCGTTCCTAATGATAAAGGAAAAGGATTCAAAATCTCTAACATGCGTCCTAAGCGTAAAGAATCTCCATTGTCAAAAGATGCTAAACAAATTGAGAATTGGCTAGAAAACCAACCTGATATTCTTGAAATTCAAGGAAAATTCAAGAAATCATTTGAGGATTTGAAAACAATTCTACAAAACTTCCTTACCCCAGAGGATGAAGAAAGTGAAATGGTCCCTGAAACTGTAGAGGACATTGACGATGAATTGATCTCAGAACCAAAATCAAACTTTAGCCTATCTGCTAAAAAGGATTTGAAAAAACCAGTAGATAAGTTTGATGAATTGTTTGATGATGAGGATGATGATATGCCATTCTAAAAAAACCAAAAATAAGTTATGCCTGTAAAACAACCAAGAAAATCCTTAACTGAGGCTGCTGGAAAAGCAATCCAGTCCGCCCACAGTTTGGAAAAATTTAAATTAAATAAGGGACTAGCCACAAATGTTAAATTCAAAGAACAAAAGTGGATCCCCTTCTCAGCTGCCCTGCAAGAAGCACTTTCTATACCTGGTATCCCTATGGGACACGTTTCAATGGTTAGAGGAAAGAGTAACACAGGGAAATCTACTATGACTATTGAAGTAGCAGTAAATGCCCAAAAAATGGGTGTGTTGCCTGTTCTAATTATTACAGAAATGAAACACGATTGGAACCATTGGGAATCAATGGGGTTCCAAATTCATGATGTAGTTGATGAAGAAACAGGTGAAGTACTAGATCAAGATGGATTTTTCATCTATCGAGACAGAAGTACCCTAAACTCAATAGAAGACATTTCAGACTTTATCATTGATATGTTAACTGAGCAGAAAAAAGGTAATCTACCATACGATTTGCTCTTTATATGGGATTCAGTAGGTTCAATTCCTTGCCAACTATCAATTGATCAAGGTAAAAACAATCCAATGTGGAACGCAGGAGCCATTGCAACTCAATTCGGAAATTTTATTAATCAACAGATTGTAATGTCCCGTAAAGAAAGCTCAAAATACACGAATACTTTGTTTGTTGTGAACAAGGTAGGTGTTGCCCCTGCTCTAACTCCTATGTCACAACCTAAAATGACAAACAAAGGAGGAGATACTATTTACTATGATGCATCTTTGTGTTTTACATTTGGAAACATTACAAATTCTGGTACCTCAAAAATTCATGCTACAAAGGATAAGAAAAAAGTAGAATTTGCTCTTCGTACCAAAATTGCCTGTGATAAAAATCACATTAATGGAATTGCAACTACTGGTACAATTATTTCAACAGCACATGGTTTTATTGCTGATAAACCAACAGCTCTAGATAAGTACAAGAAGGCGCATTCTTCCGAATGGATAGATATCTTGGGCAAAGGAGAATTCAAAGTTATTGAAGATAATTCAGAATGGGATGAAAAAGCAGACGCTACAGATCTGTTTGAGCCCGAAGAAATGTAATTGTTATGAAAAAAGATCTATTAAAACTTTTGAACAATGTTCAAGAGAATAGTGTTGAGACTCCTCAACCTGAAAGATATATGCTTATTGATGGTTTAAACCTATTCTTTAGAAACTTCAGCATGATAAACGCTGTGAATTCAAATGGAGTTCATGTTGGAGGATTAGGTGGTTTTTTTAGATCATTAGGAGCTCTAACCCGTCAAATACAACCAACACAAATTATAGTTGTATTTGATGGGGTTGGTTCCTCACACAACCGCAAAAATATTATCCCTGAGTATAAATCTAATCGAAATCTTACTCGGGTAACTAAACATGAGTTATTTGATAATATTGATGAAGAAGATGATGCTAAAATTGGACAAATTGTTCGAATTATAGAATATCTTCAAACATTACCTGTTAAAGTAATCTCATTAGATGGTGTAGAAGCAGACGATATTATAGCTTATCTAAGTGGTATTTTACCTCAAAAAGAAGATGAGAAAGTTTTTATAGTTTCAAGTGATAAAGACTATCTACAGTTGATAAATCAACAAGTAATTGTGTATAGACCAATTGAGAAAGAATTTTTCACCGAATCCACCGTTAGGGAAAAGTTTGGTTTAGATCCACACAATTTTATTCTAATGAAAACCCTGTTGGGTGATGCCTCTGATTCCCTCCCAGGAATTAAAGGATTGGGTCCTAAAACTCTCTTTAAAAAATTTCCTGAATTAGCTGGTGAAATGCTATCACTTAATGATATAGTAAGATTAAGTGAGGAAAAAATGGAAGAACATGTAGTATATGCTAGGGTATTACATGACATAAAAATGCTAGAAAACAAATATAAAATCATGGATTTATCCAATCCAATGATGACAGAAGACGATAAAAAAGTTTTAGACGAGTTTATCAAACCATACCCACTCAAACTTCATGCTAAAGAATTTGTTAGAATGTATAATGAGGATCAGTTGGGTGGATTAATTAGAAATGTAGAGTTTTGGATTAAAGATGTTTTTCAAAATCTAGTGACCTCTAAATAAAAAGTTATTATTTTAAAATAAAAGTTATAAACAAATGACGTTACATTCAATAGAGGAATATGGGACAGAATTCCAAGTAAAAGTGATATCCTCACTTTTAACCCATAAAGAATTTTTGGTCAATATCCATGATATACTTGATGAAGAAAATTTTGGTAATCAAGCACACCGTTGGATAATCAAAGAAATTTTAAATTACTATCAAAAATATCACACAACACCATCAATGGATGTTTTAAAGGTGGAAATGAAAAAGATTTCCAATGATGTTTTAAAATTATCCGTTAAAGAACAATTGCGAGCCGCTTACCAAGCTAGCACAGATGATCTAGAGTATGTACAAGAGGAATTTGCTACATTTTGCAAAAACCAACAGCTTAAAAAAGCACTCCTAGAATCAGTAGATTTGCTTAAAGCTGGAGATTACGATACAATTAAGTACAGAATTGAAAATGCTATTAAAGCAGGACAAGATAAAAATATAGGTCATGAATATAACAAAGATGTTGAATCTAGGTATCGAGAAGATAATAGGATTGTTATTCCGACCCCTTGGAATGAAATTAACCAAATTACCCAAGGGGGGTTGGGAAATGGAGATTTTGGTCTATTTTTTGGTAATCCTGGTGGTGGAAAATCTTGGTCATTAGTTGCCTTAGGTGGACATGCTGTTGAGTTAGGGTTTAATGTTTTACATTACACATTAGAGTTAGGTGAAGGATATGTGGGAAGAAGATATGACGCTTACTTTACTAAAATCCCAGTGAATAAAATTCTAGAAAATAGAGATAAAGTAGAAGAAACCCTCCCAAACCTCCCAGGTCAACTTCTTATTAAGGAATTTGCCACAGGAAAAGCAACTATTAACACAATAGAGTCCCATATTAAAAAAGTTATCTCTATGGGAATTAAACCTGATCTTATTATTATAGATTATGTTGATCTTCTTTCCTCAAAACGTAAATCTACTGATCGTAAATTTGAAATAGATGATATTTATACTAGCACAAAGGGTCTTGCTCGTGAATTAAATCTCCCAATTTGGAGCGTTTCACAAGTAAACCGCGCAGGGTCAAAAGACGATATAATTGAAGGTGATAAAGCAGCTGGTAGTTACGACAAAATGATGATTACGGACCTTGCGATTTCACTTTCTAGAAAGAAAGAAGATAAAGTAAACGGTACAGGACGTTTCCACATTATGAAAAACAGATACGGAATGGATGGAGAGACATACTATCTTAAAGCAGATACATCCACAGGCCATTTCGAAATTACTGACGCTCCTGATTCAAATGAAGAACCAAGATCTTCTCGCCCTGATAAGAATACAAATTTTGACGATTTAGACAGACGAATGTTACAAAGACAATTTTTTGAATTAAACTCATGATAACAGAACTAAGACCCCACTACAAACCATTTGAATATCAAATTGCGTTTGATTTTTATAAACAACAACACCAAGCACATTGGCTTGCAGATGAAGTACCTTTAGCATCCGATTTAAATGATTGGAAACTTAAATTAACTGAAGGAGAAAAAAATCTAATTGGTAATATCTTAAAATCGTTTGCTCAAACAGAAACGTATGTAAACGACTATTGGTCAACAAAAGTAGCAGTATGGTTTCCTAAACACGAAATCAAAGCTATGGCGTGTGCATTCGCTGATTTCGAATCAATCCATGCTGAAGCTTATGCTCGTTTAAATGAAGAACTGGGCCTAGATGATTTCTCAGCATTCATG